AGGTTATAAAGAGTCGGGATCATGGTCACGTCATCTCCGATTTCCTTAAATGCCCCAAGCATTTTTACATCAAACCCCTTGTCTACCGCACAGTGGGCATCTAATTTCATCACATACTTGGCATCACTTGCATCTACTCCACGATTAGTGGCAGCACGCTGACCTAGAGAAGCATCAAACTTTAAAACTTTCACTCTGGAGTCATTTGAAATATCTGGTATAGAAGTCTCAAATCCATCTAAAACTACAACTATTTGTGTGTTTCCCTCAATGTTTTGCAGAACATCACCAGCTGTCACTCCAATAAATTCCTCATTTTTCCCGGGGATAATTACACTTAAATCGTACATAAATTTTTATAAAGTTTAGCTATATTGTCTATGTGATATTTTTCAGCCCCCGCCAAACACATGACCGAGTAATCAGCATAAACAGCCGAGTCCAATCTAATAACATCCAAACGGTCTAAAAATTCTTCCAAAGTATGTACCGGGTCATAACAACCACCCACTTCCCGAAAAGCCAACTCATCAAGGGCAATGGTGGGAATCCCGAAGGACATAGCATTGACTATTTTAAGAGGATTAGACAATAGTTTCTTATATGGCCTCCAAACTATCTGCACATCTATCTTCTGGTAGAAATCTACAATGTCTTGCCGAGAAAAGAAGCGAGAATACTCAATAAGATTCATACCCCTCTTAATTAACTCTCCTTTTAATCCTTCTGGCAAATACGCGAAGGCTTTAGACGTTCCAATAACGCCAACTGTCGTTACCTCGGTTCTAGTTTTTTTAACACGCTCAAAATTACAGTGATGCTGCGGAATTACAACTATTCTGTTGGATATTACCTTGGACATGGTTTCAAAATCGGCTCGTGAACAAACAATCACGTCTACCTCTGGATGTTTTTCTGCCAACTGTCCGAGATTATGGCCGTCAATTATATCTATGTATGCTTTTTTACCTTCAAACTTAAAGTCGTCACCTTTTCTGACCATGGGCTTGACGTAAACACAAACGTCATTCTCATATCCGCTTGTGGGATTAAGTTTGGCCCCAAGTTTGTCGGCGATCTGATCCCCTCGGATCATGGATGAGACACGCATTAAATGGCCCTTGCCATCTTTAAGTTTTCTGGCGGGATCAAAATCCTGACCGGGATTTATGTTTAGAAACACCCGCTTGGCAAAAATTGAAAGGTTACAAGACATACTTTTTGACGATTTCACTAACTTTATATGGTTGACCGGTGAGCATCATTTCTACATTCCACTTGGGTATTAAACTAACCCAGTGTTGAAATTCTGGCTTATCTATAACATATCTAGTCGTGTCCCTTATTTCTAAAGGTTCACCCCTTGCAACCTTACTCTTCATAGAGTTGATGATCGTATTGGGGTTATCGCCCCAAGTGATAGTTCCCAGTCTCACTATTGCATAGCATGGCCACTGTTTAACTAGGTCTTCCATTTCTTTTTTGTGTCGGGTATATCGGGTTTCAGAATAGAAGATTGCCAAAGAACTAAAATAGACCAGTTGCAAATGACCAAACTCCGGATGTTGTTTATATAAGAGATCTTTTTCTCTTTGATATTCTGACTCTCTGGTTTCAAGGGAATTGGATACGCCACTGGCGAAGAAAAGTTTATCTTCTCTATCTACCAATGCACTCGCAATATCTCCATGGCCGATAATCAAATTGACTTCTTTCTTTTATGAGATTCGCTTAAATGTTTTATGTGTTCGGGAGTAAATTTTTTACCCTTCTTAGCCTTGCTTATATTATGTCGGTGTTGTGCTGGGAGTGGTTTACCTTTTTTGCTATGGTTGTATGCGATCAGGGTTTCAACTGATTCTTTTAATACAGGATGACTACCATAAGTTTCTGTAGTTCGGTGACACCCATCACAAAGTGTCCTTCCATTATCTATCGCAAATCTCAATTCGGGATAATAAGCAAAAGGTTTTATATGGTCAGCAATTAACCTATCTTTTGAGCCACACCAGATACAAACATAACCATCTCTTTCAAAGATAGATTTACGCCACATCTTAAATTCAATAGAGTTTTTAATCTTTTTGATTTCTGGAGTTATTCCCCCTCTCCAATTCCAGTGATTTACTCCCGATAAAAATCCACCCATTTTATTTCTCATATTATTTGTCTTTAACCCAGAAAAAGCTCCTATATTTGTCTCTAGTGAACCCCTCGTCGTAAGTTCCTGCCCCCACAATAAATAACGGGATCATGCGGTAACACCGAGCATAGGGAATTAACGCCCGCTTGACGTGATTAAACTTCTTGTAAGAGTAGTAAACATAATCATGTCCAGACATAATTCCGCCGGGCCTGACTTTCTTTAGCCAATAATGCAAATCATTGGTAAAATTTACAAAATCATGATTGGCATCAATATACACAAAATCAAGTGAGTTATCGGCAAAATCAGCCAACGCCGGCATAGAATCTTTTTTGACGATAGTGCAGTTATACGGTTTCAGTCTTTGTACCGCTTCCCTGTATTTAGTATCAAAATAAGATTGGGGCGCATTTAGAGCAATTTCCTGTTCCAGTTTCTCGTAAGAGGATAACTGCCAGGAATCGACGCTGTACAAATGAAGATTGGGGTTGGCCTTACACAAAGTTTCAGAGTATTCTCCTCTCCAAACGCCAATTTCTGCACCAACCTTAAAATCTAACTCCGCAAACAATTTAGCCAGGTCATCCCGGCCCATATCGGGAATTTCAATGATGTATTGATTTTTGACCTTGATATTGTATTTATTGATAATGTAGTCAAAAGTATCCATGCTATTTCTCTATAAACACCGCAAGAGCCCGTCTTGCCTCTAAAACATTGTAATAGACTCCTTCATTCTTAAACATCACTCTTTCACCAAAAACATTCTCAGCGTAACCATAATCAACCCTTATAACCCACTTGTGGCCGACTGCCGAGGCTAGCTTCCCATATAGTTTCGGCCAATTATCCCGACCACCCATCCTTCTAGCCACCAGCTTGTTTTTCTTGTTGTAAATGCGAATTACGATCTTCATTTCCAAAAATCATCCAAATTAACAAAATTTGATAATACAGTAGCGTGATTACTGTCTTTATCCCAAATTGTCCGGTACTTAAACAAAGGGTAAATCTCCGAATAGTGATACACATTTTCTTTTCTGCCATTTGAATCGTGAATAATTATGTACTTGGCCAAGTTTGCGAGTCTTCTGACTGTCTCTATCCGACTTGAGTCGGGAGTCTGGTCTATCAACGCTACACTCCAAGGCTTATCTATATCCGCATCTTCATATTTTTCGACAAATTTTATCTCGTGGTTCTCGCACAAATAATTATATTTCAAAAAAAAATCTATCCACTCTTTGTAGTTTTCATAGGATACTAGCTTTCTGTTTTGAAGAATACACTGGTAATGTAGAAAGGGGGTGCTAAATACGCCCAGGCCCAACTCAAGCACATCGCCCGTAGTTTTTTCCATAGCTTTAATCAATGCCGGCAAATGAGTACCATAATTTCCACTTACGTTCATTCTTTGAGCCATATTTTATTTCTTTTAAGTAATGCTCTGGTTATATCCGGTTTATATCCCACAGATTCCGCCCACGCACACCACGCATAGACGTCTTTGGGAACACACTTGGAATTAAAACCACGCTTATTCGGATATACAAACGTCCACCACAGATTGAAGCGGGAATCGTCACCGTATACTGCGTCACGGATCGTGTAGTAATCTACACCAGCTCTCTCGCAGACATCGTAAAGCTCTTGGCATTGGGCTACTTTGAAGGAAATCGCCCGGTTCTCGCTCAACTTGATTATTTCTGCTTCTAACAAAGTGGTCTGCCGGATCGTTATGTTGGCATTGTAGACGGTTGCATACAGGTTGATGAGTTCTCTGGTGTCTTTCTTGTCTCCCCCAAGGATTAAGAATTGCCGAGTCTTTGGATTAAGCATGGGATGAGATGGTGTCTCCCCAAGATACTCCGGCTGGAATACAATTTTCTTTTTATACTTTTTAACCCACCTATCGCAATCGCCCGGGTTTACTGTTGATCTGACTACTAACAATTTACACTTACACCACTTAATTGTTTCTTCGACTATAGATGTATCTAGTTTTCCCTCTTTGATGTTTGACGTGGGTACACAAATAAAAGCAACTGGGGCTTGATTGACTCTTTTTTTGTCATCAAATCCAATGGCAGGATCATATACATAATTATCCGGAAACAATTTAGACATTGAGTTTCCTACCCAACCCAAACCGATTATCCCTACTTTCATGTTAGTTTACAACCTGGGTGACGACCTTAGGTTTATCCTCTAAAACTATCCAGTCGAGTCCTCCAAGGTCGCCATCGTTCAGAATCCAGGCATGAAATTTGTCATCTGTTTCCCCAGCCTTATGGAGTTCTAGTAAACCAGCTCTCATAAACCCATAACTTCGCTTGTCATTCCACTCAAGTTTGGTAATTCTCCTACCTTCGGCTACAGCCTTCAGTGCTTCGTAAAAATCCAATGTTTTAAAGTCATCCATATTTCACCCATAACTTTACACACACAAATTATCGGTTGTCAACTAGCCATTTTGAATAGAGTTCTATCCAGTTATCTGGCCATGTTGGCATTGGACCAAATTTCTCTACAAACCAACTAAAGTCATATTTCCTTTCGTGCCATTTGTCACCAACCCAATACTTCGCTGCAATGTCGTAACTCTTAACTTCTTGTGCGTGATCCATGTTATATCCCCTCTCATTACCCTGCTGATGCAGATGCGCATACCAGCATTTCTTGTTTACCATGACTTTTCCTCCGGCCAACCAGTTCTTTAGTCCCAACCAAATAGGTTCTTGAGCATGACCATAGGGATCGATGTTTGGGAATCCGCCCAACTCAAAGTATCTGTCTTTGCTGATAAACCAACCCGATCCATGTATCTGCGGAGTTTCGTCTATATCTAGGTGACTTAATAACCTCTCTTGGGTTCTCTCTGGCCAATGGCCACCAGCTTTAAATCTAAAGCCTTTGGGATCAGTGAACGGACAACACAAATAAAAATAGTCATAGAATCTCCCATCTTGCCATTTCCAGGTCTCACCATTAAGTACATAGAATCTTGGAGTGACAATCCAGTCTTCTCTCATGTCTGCCTGTAAAACCTCATCAAAACCTTTACTGAATGAACAATGCGCATCTGACTTATAGATATATTTACCAGTAGCCATAGCACACATGGCGTTGATATTGGTTTTGATACCCACCACATCGGGGAACCTAATTTCTTCTATCTCTACTCCTACTTTCATAGGAAGATCGTAAGGATAATTACCATCAAACCCAACTATAATCTCATATTCACCAGTAGCATTATCAAAAATACTCTGTATTGTTCTATTAAGATTATCTGGGTTCTCATTCCTTGCGGGAATAATGATACTTACTCTAGACATATCTGGGTTTAATTAAATAAAAGGTATGGTGCAATAATGCCTCGGTATTCTCCCAAACAAAATGGTGACTCGTTGTATAGTGTTTCTGATCGTCATAAATATACCAATCAAGCAGTTTTTTACAGACTGGACACTTAATAGGTTTTGGCTTTACTAACTCTTTCATTCCCGCTGTCGAAAATATACTCATATAGGTTTAATAATTATTAACTGATCGTCACGTCTTTTACCAAGTCTTTTCAACTCTACGAGCCGATTTAAATTATGTGCAAAGATACGAATGGGTTTATCAATAGAAACATCTGCTACATCTTCTATAACGTAAATTGCGTCCTCTTTTAATAAAGGTAAAAGAGTTAACGCAGTAAAAATCTGATCCTCCGGTTTGTGTGAACCATCATCAATAAACAAATCTACATCTGAATCCGTCAAGTTTGTCAGGTCAATCAAACTATCATCAGAAGTTTGGTCACATTTTATTATCTGGATACGAGGATCGCCGGGTTCGGCAACATATCTATCAGGATCAATGTCTGCCCCATATATAATCGCATTAAGGAAAAATTCATTCCACATTCTTAGGCTTGCTCCTTCTCCTATTCCCAACTCGACTACTTTTTTTACAGATTCCCTCCGGTCTTTGAATAAGTCGTAATAAACAGGGGTGTAATGATGTTTACCCCATTTATCCGCATTATATTTCAAGGCCAAAGTATCAAGATCGTTCATTTACTTAACAAAACTATTAACATAATAAAGATTGAGTATAATACTGCTGCCACGTTTCCAGATAATGATGCAAAACCACCATAAGTAGCAGCTAAACAAAAAACTAGCCATTTCATAGTATCCATCCCATCTCCTTTACTTGTCTCTTCCAATCTAACGGCCAACTCGGCATACTTGGAAACTTCTCATCAACAAACCACTCAAAGTCATGTACTCTGTCCTTCCACTTATTATTTAACCAATAATCGGCACTCCAAGCCGAAGCCTTGACCGTGTAGTCGTTCCAGCTGGGTATACTGTACATCCGTCCATAAGTCTTACCTTTGTGTAAATGAGCGTAGAAGGTCTTTTTGTTGACTTTCATCGCTCCTCCACCCAACCATGTCTTGAATCCAATTTCTTGTGACTCTTGCGAAAACTGGCCGTACCCCACCTCTCCTGGTACTGGATACTCTTCTAATCCATGCAAAAAGTTATCAAAATGATTTTTAGCCATAAAATAACAGCTCCCCTGCATTGAGGCTGTATCATCCATGTCGTACTCCGGACCGATTCGTTCTCGTTGTCTCCCATACCACTCCACCCCATGCATACCGTCGTCGTGGTCTTTTCCCTTCCGGGGAAAATCTATATACATATAGTCCCTGTATGGTCTTGAATAATTAATACACCAGTTCTCTGCGTCTAAAGAGTACCTACGGGGTATCTGTACCCACTTGTCGTCTAAATGGGCCTCTATGAGGATCCTGTCAAACTTGGGACCAAACAAACAGTGGTCATCTGTTTTCATTATGTACTTACCCTTAGCCACTGCTACACAAGCATTAATACCCTTCCTCAAACCTATTGGAGCGTCTGGATGAAGATATGTGACCCTTGAATCCTCTACGCGCGTATCTGGCAAATTCTCGTCTATATTTACGATTACCTCGATCTCGTCTACTGCTTTTTCCAAAATATCCTGAATCGTACGGGTCAAAAACTGGCAATTCCGGCTCGGAATTATCACTGACAACATTGTCTTCCATTATATCCATGAAAAGAGGTGTGTGTCAACTAAGCCGCAGTTATTTTTGACATAAGAGCGATGTATACTAAACCATCCCCCCCGGTGTCGCAAATAGCATAAAGCTGATTCAAATTTCCGACGTATAACCAGTCGGTGTCTGCGCTGGCAGCCAATTGATAGCCAGTAGTAGTATCGGTTGTCCCATCCACAACAGTTACGCTTGACCCACCAATATACACTTTGCCGGAGTTGCCTGCCTTAGCTTTGATTTTAACCATAACACAAGGAATGTCCGGCAACTGTTCGATGGAAAGCGATCCGGCTATTTCTCCTGTTTTGATGATGTTGTAGTTTATTACTTGCATATATCTTCAGACTAGAAAGGCAAAGATGGTGACGGCGATGCCGATGGTGAAATAGACGCAGATGGACTTGCAGACTTAGACGCTGAAGCTGAACCACTGGCCGATCCTGAAGCCGAGGCTGACGCAGACGGAGACAACGACTTTGAAGCAGACGCCGATCCTGACGCAGACCCAGACGCTGAAGGACTAAGAGAAGCACTTGCACTAGCCGATGGTGACTGACTAGCAGATGGTGACAGCGAAGCGCTGGCCGACGCTGATTCTGATGCAGACGGCGAGAGAGAGGCAGAAGCTGACGCACTGGCAGACTTAGAAGCAGAAGCCGATGCGGACGCTGATGCTGATGCTGACGGACTAAGAGAAGCCGAGGCAGAACCACTGGCAGACCCAGACGGACTAAGAGATGGCGAAGCTGACGCGGATTTAGACGCGGAAGCACTCGCTGATGGCGATAGTGACTTTGAAGCAGACGCAGATGGGCTAAGAGAAGCTGATACAGAAGACGACGCCGACGCTGACGGTGAAAGACTGGCAGATGCAGACTTAGAGGCTGAAGCCGAACTGGACGCTGACGGCGACTGTGACGCTGACGGCGAGAGACTGGCTGATGGTGAGAGACTTGCACTTGGTGATACTGATGCTGATGGAGAACTCGATAGATCAGTCGTTGTAGCCGAGGTTATCAGTTCCCAAACGGCAGACGTGCCCGTACCAACATTGACAAATATCCTGTTCCCGTCTTTGTTCAGCTTGTAAAAAAGCGCTCCCCTTTTGAATCCAGAGTCTCCGGTTGGCAGACTGTCACCTTCGGCCTCTGCAATCAAATCTGTAGAAAGTTGGGCATTAGGAGTCTGGGCGCCATAGATTTGGTCAGTATCCCACCGGAGAATGGCATTAGTCTGATAAGGAAGTAAGGCCGCCAAGAAATTGGCCTCCGCCGTAGTTCGATTAGCACTGGAAATCGCGAGAACCCTGTCAATCTCGTTTTGAACCGCCTTTGACAAATCTGTTTTGATTTTGAATATAGCCATAATAATGAAAAAAGCCTTTCGTTAAAACCTGGAGATCATTAAACTCTAGGCTTAAAACTCTAGGCTTTAAGAGAAACCGGACTATAAATTTTAGGAATCTACGATTAGAACTTCCAGAAGCCCTGTGCAGCGAAATGTCTGCGGGCGTCTGTCACTTTAGCCCCGTATACAAAGAGGTCTTTGTATGCTGAACCGAAGTTTCCAATTAGGTCTTCCTCAATGTCTGCCTCAAGCAATTTCTCGGCAAAGGTCATCCAATTGCTGTGGCCAGCCAGGACACGGTAACCATCAGTGTTGTCGCCGGTCAAGCGGTTAGACTTGAATACCTTAAATCCTTGCAATTCAGTAATCATGCCCTTTTGCACCAATCCTTCGTAGACTGCCGGCACGTGCAGAGCAATGCCGGTTCCTTGCACCAATAGTGTCTCAAACTCTGGGGGAACAATCAGCCAGCGGTCAGAGTCGGGGACGCTGGAGTAACCATTCTTTTCAGCCAGATCCAGAGCTTGCTTTAATTTAGCAACATTGTTCAGAATATTGGCCGTAGTAATCTGCAGAACAGTCGCAGCCTGAATCGTGTAAGTTGCACCCGCAACGATAGCTCCACCAGTGTAGGCAGAAGTCGCATCGTCAAGGTCATCTTCAATGGTAATAGAGGTTGTGGAAGTAAAAGTCTTAACTCTGTACCATCTTGTGTGTCCGGTTGCTTTGAACGGGCGACCAACCATCGCGGAAGTAAAGACCGTTGAACTTCCGGTCACAACTCCGGTTGTCACGGCCACCGTAACCGTGCCATCTGTGTAATCAGTTCCCACCCAGTTTCCGCCTCCCACATCTCCATATAGGCCAAACACAAAGGAGTCTACATTTTTGGATCTCTCATCCGCTTTTTGAGACACGACAGTTGCATGGGGATTCTTGATGTAGGACAGCCAACGGTCCAGAGTTAATTCTTTCCAATAGAAGGATTTATATTGGTCAATCGTTAGAGTAGCATTGTTTTCAGTTAAAGAGTCTGCAGTCAAGTTCGCGCCAGTGTAAGTTTTCTCGGAAAGTCTGTCCAGATTAAGAATATTTAATTTAGAACCCACTGCGTTAATTCCACCCTCATAATCACGGTTTACAATTGAATCCACCAAATTCCGGTCATAGAACTCCAACATCAATCTCTGGGAAAATCCTTCGGCTATTTTTGTTGCGTATGCTGACATGGTAAAGTTTGTAGATTTTTCTTTACCAGTCTCACTGGGAGGTTAGGAAGATGTTATCTATCTGCAACTATAATCTGCCAAATTACCAGGTGTCAATACTTCTTGAGTTGTCTTCAACGAGGCTGACAGTGTAAAGTATTTTACTAATGGCAAGTAAATCTTGTGATGAATGCGGGTCTGAAGAACTGTTAGTGATACACGACAAACGCCGGCTATGTAAAAACTGTCATGCCGAAGCACATGGTCAAGCACTTAGCTTCTCACACCCTACATTAGAGATTATTGAGGAAATACGGGCCCAAGGAAAGTCTTATGAATTCATCGCCAAGCATCTCGGAATATCAAGACAACGAGTCTATCAGATAAGAAATGGATCAAATGGTAGTTAGATCAATTTTCCCCGCCTTCAGAAGCTCTACATACTTAGGATAGTCATTTTTACGAAGCATACGAGCCTCGTCAATAGACAATTTATCGGATTTTGGCTTAGGCCTGTCGTTCGGACCCCCCGACCCCGTAGGAAACATTTGTCCTTTGCTGGCCGGTTTAACACTTCTGCCCAATTCCCACAAAAATGAAGATACTATGTCTTTAAGATCGGCCCCCCGACGAGTTGGTTTAGTGGCAAACACCCTGAAATCAGTCTCACGCCCCTCAAGTTCCGAGTTATCTATCAAAGTCCGGGGATCAGATATAAAAGCATCCACCTTTTCATGCCATACTTCTATATCTTTAGATTCTTTGTGCGCTTCAGCAATAATGGCAAATCTGCGTTCGTTGCGAGTATTGCTTTTGGCGATCTTCTTGGTCGCCTCGTCCATGATTTCCCAATCTGGATATTCTTTAATCATTTCTTCATCAGTAGATTCAGGTATCTCACCAGCCTTATCAATCGCCTCGGCCATCTTCTTCGTCTTAGAATGAAGAATTTGCCCCTCTTTAGTGGATTCCACAAATCTTTTCTTGTAATCTATTTCCGGCTCCGGCTCCACAACAGGTTCAGGTTCAGGTGCTGGCTCTACAACAAGCCCTGGCTCCACAACAGGTTCAGGTTCAGGTGCTGGCTCATCTAGTTTTGGTTCCGGCTGATCTTTCAACGCTTCCGCTTCTTCAAGGGACTTCTTAATATCCGCATCAAGTTCTTCTTTAGTTGGTTTTGTATGTCCTTTAGGCATAATTCTAACCAGTCCCTTACGGGGTTAGGTTCAACAATTAGATATTAACCACAAGAATTATCAGGTGTCAAGCTCTTTTGCTCTTTCGTGGTTTTTGGCCGCCAGCAATCGCACCCATGAATCTCCTTTGTTTTTTAGTCAATTTGTGACCACGAACCGTGCCGTCAGCCAAAATCTTCTTGGCTTTAGCACTGGTCAATTTCTTCCCATTGCCCATGCGTTTTCCGTGTTGCATTGAAATCACCTTACCTCAATGAATTAGCCAGTCCAGCTATCGCATTCTCCATTTGCTGTTTAGCCTTCTCTGGCGTAGATAAAAACGCTTCAAGTAACATATAGTTCCTTAGTCTAGCTTTTAACAAAATATCTTGATCCTTGGTATTTCCTGTTTTAGTGAGTTCCTGCTCCACAGCGTCCCGCATTGTAGCGATATACTGTTTAATTACTCCCACATTCAATTCTGACTGCTGAAACGCTTGAAGCCAAGTATTAAGCGTTTCCTTCTCTATAGGTTTTAACTCTTCATATTTAAGTCCGGCTTTCGATAATAAATCATCTATGATGCTCATGCTTGTGTAGGTTGACCACTAACAACTGGCTGCGCCATTAAAGAACCTGTCGGTTGAGCACTTGGCATATTTTGTCCCACTTCCATAGTTTGTTTCTCTTCCTGCATTATAGCATTGGTATCTTCTGGAGTAAGATTAGCAAACTCCAGCAACTTCCTCTGATACACCTCATTCAACTTTTTATTAAACGGCATAACCGCCTTTACCGCATTTAACTTCTGGAGAGTGTCTGTACTTTGCTTGTTTCTTTCATCTTGACTCCAAACCCGGCACCGATACCCGGACGCCGTCATCCAATCTTTAGGACCAATCTCACGGGCATACAAATCCTGCGTATTTTTGCCGCTCTTATAAAACTTTACAACATCCAATCTATTGCTGGCAGCTTCAATCAACTTGATAAACATATTTCCCCGATCCAACCATGCTTGGGTGTAAAACTTAGAGACACTTTTCGACCTCTCTTGAGCCTGACCGAGGGCTAACTCTACCTCTCCTAATGTAATTCTGTTTTGAGTCTGGACACCCTGTTGAGTTGGTGTAGCTGCTGTATTCTTTTCAATCATCTGCATGATAAAGTTCATCTCGTCCAAAGACTCTGACAAGTCTGGAATCTCCACTTTCTTCATTACCTCGTCTGGTTTGCCCGGCACCCCGTACCATCCCCAAGGAATGGGATTAAATGTAGACGGAACAAAACCCTCAATCGTTGAATCGTAATAGTGCATCCCAAAGTTTCTAAGCGTCCGATTCTCAACCAGCTGCGAGAACCACGAATCCAGCACCTTATTCAACGGTCTAACTGAATCCCCTTTGCCGTCGCTCCAAAAGTCCTGTTTCTCCACGTCGCCAGCCCAAGTAACGTATGGGTAATGGTTTCTGAAGAAATGATCCTTGGTTGTACCAATCACTTCTTCCAGCCTCTTTTTCATCAAAATCTTCTGGTCATCCGCTTCAACATACAACCAAATCTGTTCTTCCTCGTTCCCCTCTTTCCTGAAAACAAAATGCAGACTAAGTTCGACTATCACTTCTCCAAGTATAGGATTGTCTACATCCGGTACTCCCATATTAGACATTTTGCGGTTCTTTTCAGTCAACATCCTCTGATTAGCCACATTCTTTATCAATCCCTGATTCGTAGCGTGCCATTCTTTCAGTTCCGCCACTTTCTTCTGGTCATAGTCCTGGTTTTTCTCCAGCGAGGATAACGGCACGAAGATATGTGAGTGAATCAGAAACCGCGAGGAGTGAAGATTGTATGGATCACAATATCTATCCACCAAAATGTCCTGCGGATCAGTTACTGTCATCTTAATTTTGCCGTCTACAACTTGCCACTGATCGAATGTGCGTCCAAACAACCACTCCTGCTTTTTGTCCACAATGTCCTGCAACTCAAAGTTATTGTCTTCCCCAGTAATTCTCCAATACTCATTCTTAAAATACTCTGCTTGTTTGTCGTTGTCCAAATTCTCAAAGTAATTCACCGGCATATCATCCATGCTGGCCAAGTTTGTCTGACAAGCCAACTTCATCATGGGAAGATGCACCGACTGACGCTGGGTCAAGCGATTGATAACCACTTTGTCCCTGTAAAA